CCGTTTTTGTTTCTATTGTTTTTGACATAATTTCATACTGAAAAATTGTTCGCGAAAATGCTTTTTTCTACTCTTATCTACTCTTCTTTATTCTACTCTACTCTACTCTGTCGAAAAGTTCCGGAGTAAATAGATAATATTCGGGAAGAATGTGTAATTCTTCCCGAATATTCAGTTATTCTTCCCGAATTTTATGCTGCTTTTTTCTTGAACTTTGTGTAAAGTTCTCCATCAGCACAAGTCAAAACGATAAAAGTCAAATCGGCAAATTCACCTTCTTCTTCTGATCTACCAGTAACGTAAGACACGCTCGCTTTGCGAACTTTTACACCGGTTGCTCCAAGATTTTTTGGAGTTACGACAACAGAATAAGGATCATTGATAACGTGTGATTTTACAATCAATTCGTCTTTTGCCACATTCAACGTAGAGTCAAGCAATGTGCTCAACATCTCGAAATCAGGCTCAATAATTCTTGTTTTGATTGTAATTTCTCCGTCAGAACCTTGAACAGCAACAAGCTTTCCACCTGTTGCAGTTGCTTTCAATTGCGCTCCATCAGTAGAAGCCATATTGGTCGTTTTGTCTTTGATTACACCAACATCTGTAAGTGTAACTGCAATAGCATCAGCAGCACCGGTTTTCCCGATCTTGATATCTGCTTCGCTCCATGACATAATTATTTCAGACATATATTTTTCCCTTTCTTTAAATTAAATTGTTTTGAATTTTAATCTTGCATTTACAAAGTATTGATCAATCCCTTCTGCTTTTTCTGTTGAAATCATTTCATCTAAACTAAAGTCGTAGTTGATATCTGACAGTGATTCAAAAAATGAATTCATTAGAACTTCAATTTCTACACACCTATCAACATCCTTTACATTAGCCCCATTTGAAGTGATATTCGGAACGTAAACATTGATATTTACTATTCCAATCTGAACCTGATTAGCTGTACCAATTGGCCTTTGAATCACTAAGTCTTCTGTATCTGCATTATCTGGTCGAAGTCCTGGTCTATAAATATTACCTCTGATATCCGTTTTCAACGAACTACCATTAATCAATACATAAACATATTCCTCTATTTGTCCACTTGTTTTTTTCATGCTGCAAATCCTAGTTGTCTTAATAATTCAGGTATCTTTTGTTCAGCGTATAATTCAGCAGAAATAAGTACATCCAATCCCATTGCTTCAACACAGCTAGCGTAATTCATTCCGGCAACAACAATCAAAACCATACCTTTTTTATTCTCAGCAATTAAGCTTTTCAGAAAATTGGTACCATCTCTTTTGCCTTTGCTTCCTTTCTTTACAGTAGGGAATGAGGACTTACTTACAACCACACCATCATCCAAAACGACAAAGCCAATTGACGATGTAAGATTACCTGTTTGATCAATGTATTTATGACTACTTCTAGCCTTGTTTACGGCTTCCTTTCCAACGTATATCAGTGTTCGTAAAACAGCTTTCTTTCGGGTCTCAATCTCTTTGTAGAGTTGTTCCTGAATGGCATGAATACTGAAACTATTGTCTGATAGCATTAGATAGTTATTTTTACACGTTGTATTGTTTCTAGCACTTCCAAATACTGAACTTGCTTTTCGCAAACTACATTTCCACGACTGTCTTTCAAGAGTACTTGCGTAGCGTTGAAATTTTGATCTTGAACGGTAATGACATATTCTGACTGGGTAAAATTTCCGTCCTGATACTTGCCTTTGTTGTTGTGAGTGTTTGCTTTGTACAAACATTCAACAGGTTCGCCCCAATCGAAAACATCAGGGATAGCAGTACCTTTCGGAGTTTGTCCACCGCCTGACTTTTTTACTTTTGCCTGAATAGTTCCTTTCATTATTCTAATCTTTCGACAGTTGCTTGTTTAATGTAAGTCGTTGAATCAATACCGGCTTCAACACATTTCCGTTTGATAAATGTGTTTACTTCTTCCTTATTGAAAGAAATAGAAACACCACCCTCGGAAACGTTATTGAGCATCACCATTTGCGACAAAATTTCAACAACAATAATTGCTATCTTTTTTTCATCGCTTACAGCCTCAGTAGCCGCAAGGCTGTGCTTTTCACACTGCCTTACGATTAATGATTGACGAACAGGATATGGTTGCAAGTCCTCTGTTATAGCTGCAAGATTGGTCATCTTATAATCCTCCGTTCCAAGCTACGTTGGTAGTGTTGATGAACACTAACGAAGCACGGTTGATCAATGCAGGTTGTACATAGGCTTCTGCCATTGTAACCTCCAACATAGGGTTAACTTGCGAGTAAACAGTTGTTTTTGCAAAAGCTCCCTGAGCTTGCAAAGCAGCAGTTTCTTCGATAACTGGAACAGGCTTGTAATAAGTCCAACCCAATTGTGGAACAGGCGAAAGAGTAACTACATTTTCATTCCAAGGTTTGATTGTAGTTTGTTTTCCCGCTTTGTCTTCGATAGTTGCATAACTATCCAAAACAAGGAACTGAGGAAACCCTTTTGAGCGCATGTAAGCATTTACGTTATCAACAGAAAGAACTTCTGTTGAAGTCAAACCACTTACGTTCATCAAGATAGAAGCCACTTTTTTAGCAGTAGCAGTTTGAGCCAAAAGTTGCTCGAATTTGGAAGTTTCCAAAATGGCAAACATTGGTTTTTTCAAACCTTTTTTAGTGATTTCTTTCTGCATTTTCACAACATCGCCAATTCCATCAGCAGTAATATCACTCCAAGCTTTTGTAACTCCTACGAAGTTTTCAGCAGCAATATTGAAGTTGATTTCATCGGTAGTTGCCATGTCACCCTCAATGGATGCAGGGAAAGTTTGCTTTCCGGCTGAGCCGATACGCAAAGCATCAATTTCAACTTTGTAGTCGATACCGTCAGAACAAGCCTTGATGTCATCATACACCATATCAACCAAGTACCTTGCAGTAGCTTTGTCTTGTGTATTTGCAGCAGAGATTGTTTTAAGGTCGCGATATTCGTTGATTTGAACTTCGTCTTTCTCTTTCGACATAGAGATTTTACCAAGCTTTCCGCTCCAAGAACCAACAGTCTTTCGTGTTTTCAAAGGAGCTTTCACATTGAATGCAACACGGTCGGCAGAAATAGGAATTCCTTCATTGCCCTCAATTCCTTTCAGGTCAAATTTAGGAGTGTACTTCAACGGGAACAAGATGGACCAAACAAGTCCAGTACCCGGTTTATACGAGTTCACCTCGGCATTCATGCCGGGTTGATCTAGCTCAAATAATGGTTTTTCCATGATTATACAGCTTTAATGGTTTGTAACAGAGCTAAAACTTCTGTAGAAGCATTAACCGTTTCTTTTCTCACATTGGCAATGTTGATAACTCTTACAAGTTGATCTCCTTCGCCTGCATACACCGGTGCACCTGTTAGGAAACTTGGTGTGTAGATTGGAGTAGCTGCCGAAGCAGAAGCCGAAGCTGCCTGATACAGTACTGTTCCAACTGGAATAACCAAACCAAGAGTTGCAGTAACAATATCCTTTACAGTACTGGTAGTTGTGTCAACCTCAGTAACTGCAACTGATTTTGTACCGTTAGCGATAAATTCGCCTACAATAACACCACTACCTTTTTCTACTTCAATGGTAGTGTCAGAAACACCAACAGCCTTTACAAGTCGCAGTGCTTTAATTGGTTTTAGGATACCTGCAGATAAACCTACAGCAGTCCCGGTCTTAATGTCGTAAGTAGGGTTAGCTACTAAGGCACCACCAGGCTTTTCTCCAAGAACTTGCTCGAAAACTACCTGTTCGACAGCAGCCGGATCGGTATGTCCAAATTTTACATTCATGATGATTTAATTTATTTTGGGAGCCCGGTAATTGCAGTTGCTCCCTGCTCTGCATTTCTTTCAGCAACACGTTCGAGTACTTCCGCAGATGGCTTATCAGGGACATCGCCTTTTCCACCTACTCCTGGCGCACCGATAATTTCAAGACCTTTGTCGGCTAACTCCTGTTTGATACCTTTCATAACTTCTTCTTGCTCGGTAACATAGGAATTGAAATCTTCATCATCTTTGAAATTGATACGGTCAAAATCTTTCAATTTTGCTGCTTTTTGTAGGGGTAGAAGTCCTTCAAGTGTTGCTTCAAATGATGCTCTGCGGTCTTTCTTTTGATTGGCATTTATCAAAGAATCAATAAGAGCTTTTTGCTCTTCCTTTTCCTTCTTATACCAAGCAGGCATTTCATCATTCTGTTCAACAGGTTTTTTGTCAGACCCCGGTGCGGGTTCTTGTTTCTTGTTAAGTTTCTCTTTCTCGGCATTGATTACTCGGTTAGCCATTGACTGAGACACTTTCAAATAGGGAAGGACTTTGTCGATTTCGGATTGAATCGCTTCATCTGTTGCATCTTCTTGTAAGTTTCCAGCAAGGTCTGCTGCGACACCTTCAAGCTCTTCTTTACTAAACCCCAACGATACAGTTTTGGGTTTTAGGAGTTGTAACACTTTGGTTTTCATTTGATTAATGAATTAATGGTTTGTTTTATGAGCTTGCCATGTCAACAAACATCACTTTTTTGACCTGTGTTACAAGCTCGTTAGGCCACAAAAATACAAAAAGTGAGCGTAACACGCTCACTTTTTGAAGAAAAAATATAAAAAAAATTACATTGGGTCAATTACCATGGTAAATCATCTGTTTCAATAGGGAATTTATAATTCAAAAATTCCAAATCTAAACGGTGTTTTTCGTTACCATTATCTTTCCAATACTCATACTTTGCATCAAGCATCGTTCTTACTGATCCGCATGAAATGCCATCGACAATAGTAGGAATTTCGGCAGTTTGGAAGAAATCTAATTTTATACCATCAATGTTAGAATAAATCTGCAATACTCTGATTCTTCATACTCTTCTTCTGTTTCAATTTCCTTTTGTTTAAATCCATTAGGAATAATTAATGCACCAGTAACACTACTTACTAAAATATCAATATCAGTAGCTTCTCTTCGCTTATCAATTCCACGATAAGCTAACATTAAACTCCCACTTAGCATAGCATTCAAGTGACTATTGCTTTTGATTATTTCTTTTGCTATTTCAAGCAATTCTAATTCTTCATGTGTCATGTTCTAACTGTTCTTTTTACTCTTAGTTCTCGTTTCACATTGTACATGTTTATGTCGGAAGCATTGAAACGTTTTTCGAACTTCTCGATAATCTGTTCTCTTGTCAAATCAGGAGAAACAAACAATGTCAAAGCTTTTTTAAAACCATACTTTAGTGAGGAAACTGGAACCGTTGGTTTTTGATTACTTTCTTTGAACTCTCTTAGTTTTTCTGCTGCACTGGCAACTCCACGCTTAGGAACTATCTGATCCATCAATTCGTCTTTTGATACAGGCTTCTTTTCGATTTTGTTTTTTACAATACGTTTCATAACTATCTTATTTTAAATTTACATTTCTCCTTCATCTCCAAAACTGTAATAACTATCTTCGGTAACAATGATATGATCCAGTAATGTAATGTTGAATAACTTACATCCGTCTTTCAACTGTTTTGTAACAGCTTTATCATGAGTGCTAGGGAATGCGTTTCCGCTTGGGTGATTGTGCGAAATAATTATTCCGGAAGCTCCCATTTTTAATGCTGCACCGACTATAAGTTTTGGATCAATAACGGTTTGATTTGTAGCTCCTGTTGAATGCTTCATCCAACCAATGGTATTATTTGCTGAGTTCAAGTAAATGACAATTACACTTTCTGTCAATTCGAAAACGTCCTGGTCATAGAATTTCATGAATAACTCT